TCAGCTTGGTGCGGTGATAATGAGCTCGCCCGCTCTGTTGGACCGCCCTCCTCCCTGGATCGAATAGGTGGTCTCAACTGGCTCGATAGACGCCCAGCCAAACACCGATCGCACCTCTGGCGTGTCATTAATGGAGAGAAGGAACCTGCCCTGCAGCTGCCGCAGCAGCTTGCTCATGCGATCAAAGTCATCGACCGAGAATACTCCCGCCCCATAGTCCGTCTCGCTGCCGAAGTACGGCGGATCGAGATAGAAGAGGGTGTGCGGCCGGTCGTAACGTTGGATCAGCTCCGCCCAAGGGAGGCGCTCGATCACTACCCCAGCGAGGCGCTCATGCACATCTTCGAGCATAGGTACGAGTTTCGTGAGGTTGAACCCAGCGCCCTGAGTGGTTTGGACGCCAAAGCTGCGCCCCACCACTTTCCCGCCGAACGTGAGCCGCTGGAGATAGAGAAAGCGTGCTGCCCTTTCCAGATCGGTGAGCGTCTCCGGGTCAATCTTCAGCAGACGTTCGAACTCAGCGCGGCTGGAAATCTGCCATTTGAGTACGTCGAGAAACTGCTGATAATGGCGTTGTAGGAGCCTGAAGAGGTTTGTGACGTCAGCGGATATGTCGTTGATCACTTCGGACGCCGGTCGCACGGTACGTCGGAAGAAAATGCCTCCCATGCCGACAAATGGCTCCGCGTACAGCCCGTGCGGTATGCGGTTTAGCCGATCGATCACACGACGCGATAGGTTCCGCTTCCCGCCAATATAGCCGGCGAGAGGCTTGGCAGGCACCACGGGTGCCAGCCCAGTTTCCAGAGTTTGCGAGTCCTTCATACTTCGTACCTAAACAGCCCCGGTCCGAGCACGGACGGGGGAACGGAGCGCCGACCGGTCGGCGCAATGTGCAGGGTCAGTTCCTGCGGCAACGGGCGTTCCCGCGCCCGTTGCCTCCCTCTTATCGAGAGAGGCTAGATCCAATCGGTGACAGAAAGCTCCCATCGCGTGCGCCTAGGATCGCGGCGATCGAAGGGGCGGAAGCGATCAAACAGGCCGTAATGGATGCGGTGGCGCAGGCCGGCAGTCCGGTCGGGGTCTTCCACGACGAGAATCGATCGCGTCTCGCCACTTTCGAGAGCGATGGCATAGAGCTCCTCAACCTCGGCCGGGGCAAGATCGCCGAAGGTCCAGGAATAAGAGCCCTTGCGGCCACCCTCGACGATCGCGAAGCCGCCTGTGGGCAAGGGCGTCGCGGTGCCGGAATCGATCACGCGTCGGCCCGCGCCCCATTCTTGCGCAAACTCGGCCTGGAAAGCCTTGCCGGCGAGCACAATGCCTGCGCTGATGGGCACGCCTGCAGGCTGCAGGATCGAGATACGAAGGAAGCGGACGGTGACCGCTGACCCATGCCACAGGGCATGGCTGATCGTCGCGAAGCGCCCAGCCGCATCTGGGACACGCAATGGGCTGCTCGACTGAATGCCAAATTCGGACAGGCCGGCGATTCCACCGCTGATCGACCAGGTAGCGTTCCCGAGCGCATTGGTGAGATATCCAAGGTAGATCGTATCGACCTCGACGGGGATGCCGAAATCGATATCGATGAAGGCAGGCGATGCCACGGCGCTGTCCACCCAAGCGTCGCGAGGGTCAGCCGTCAGAAGCGCCGCGCCATCGCTGCCTCGCGAGACCGCGATTGCGGCAACCTTTTGCGGAGAGAGAATGAGCATATTTGCCATGTCAGAGCCGCCTCAGAACGATGACCTTTGATAACCCGGTCGAGAGGTCATCTTCGGCCGACAGCAAGAAAACGTCCGAGCCCTGCTCATAGCCCAGCCTGTCACCAGTGATGGTGACCACCTGACCTATGTGTTGCCGCCATTGCCCGGTGAGGAGGTGCTCATCCGCAACGAGCGGCCCTCCAAGGAAGCTGATCTGGCGATTGGCTTCAGCAACCGCGTCGACCTTGTTCGCGATCGCGGTCAGCCGCTCTGTTGCAACGGCCGTGTCGCCCCAGCGCTCAGCGAGCACGGTATTCTGCCCGACGTGCCAGAACGCTTCACCCATCAGCCATTGAGCAAAGAGGCGATCGACGCTCATGCCGTGCCTTCCATGTCTGCCCGAAATCTCATCCGCGCAGCTCCAGTGCGGCGATGCGCTCTTCAAGCGCCGACAACATAGCCAGTTGGCCCTTTAGCTCGGCAATCTCATCCTTCAGCTCGGCGATCTCACCCTTCATGGTCCCGATTTGCGCACGATCAGCCTTGCTGTCAGCACGCAGGGCGGCGATGACCCAGAGCGTCATCTGCTCATAGCGGATGCCATAGCGATCACCAGCCTCGCGAATCGTGATCGTACGTCCGGTCTTCTGCTGCTGGGTCACCGGCACCGGTTCGAATACCACCTTGTGCAGCGGCTCACCGGTCTCAGGGTCGAGTTCGCCCGTTGGCCTGAAGACCGGTTGGGTCTGGATGGTCTCGACAGGAACGGTCTCGTCCTCGACCAGGCGCGACCACTCATCATGGCAGCACCATGCGTAGCGGCGCCAGTCGAGGCCATGCTTCTCGAAAAGCTCGAAGACGCGCTGGGCACGCGGGCCGTAGTGCAGGCGCGCGCCTTCGGTGCCCTTGGCGGCAATCGCATCGTGGTACTGGAAGATGCCGAATTCGTCGGCGATCTCACGCGCGACGGCCAGTTCCTCCTCGCTCAACTCGCTGCGCCAAGCCTTGTCACGCTCGTCGGATGTGACCGTCGGGCTTGTGCCGAGGAAAATTCCCGAGACGCGATTGCCCGCTGCGCCGATCGGCAAGGTGTTGTCCGTGGCCGGGCGATAGGTGCCGCCGCCCTCAAACACCCAACGCGGCGTGTTCGTGGTCGAGATCGTGATCGACTTGTTTCCGAACGTGTTCAGCCTCAGCGTGCAGCTGGGCTCGATCTCCATGGCGACCTCTTCATTGGTCGCGAAGATATAGCCTCGCTTCGTGTCGGCAGTGAGGAACGCGAGAAGCGCCCCTTCAACACCGTTGATCTGCATCGTGGTGCGGTTGGGTGCATTGTAAACGGGTGCAGTACCGCCGCCGAAAATGGTGTTGTTGCCTCCATCAAACACCGCACGGATCGCACCGCCGGCGATGATACCAAAGGCATTGGCGTAAATCCTGTCGAAGCCGGTGTCCTCGTCGCCGATGAAGCGCCCCGCAGGCGTGGTCAAAGTGCCGACAGGAAAGCGCCCCGCGCCGATGCCATCGCGGACAGTTTCGAACGATCCGCGAAACGACAGGATAGACGTGAGCAGCTCCACATCCCGCGATGTCGTGGGCTTGATCGTATAGGCATGCCCGGCAGAGGTCACCCCAAGATACGGTTCGGCTATCTCAAGCTGGTTGGAGGACAGAATAGCGGTGATCTCGACAAACTCCCGGTTGGGGAGTCGCAACGCGTCGCCAGGCTGAATTTTCGCCTCGATCCAGTTGAGGCCGGCACCGCTGCCGGTCACGATCGTTTGGCCGTTGGTATAGCCAACGGTGCCCGTCTTGTACCAGGTACTCATAGTCCGTCCTTTCCATGACCCCGGCGATCAGCGCCGGAGGTGATAGCCTTGCAAAATCATCTCGTTGATCACGCCGTTGCCCGCCAGGCGCTGGACCTGGAGGATGTACGTGTAGTTCCCGTCGGCCGGGATGGCGTCGTCCACCCAGGTCCAGCTGCGAATGTCGTTCCGCTGGGTCATGGTGAGCTCAGGCGTGCCCGAAAGAACGACCTGATCGCCCGTGCTCACCCGTATCCGCAGGATGCGCCAGGCCGACCTGTCATTGTCGCCGCCATTTCGGACAGAGCAGATGTTCCAGGTGAGCACCGTCCTGCCTCCGCCCGAACATGGCAGGATGAGCGCAGGAATTGCCGAGGGACCGCCAGAGCCTGTGCCGACCGTGCCATTTGCCTGCCCGCAGTCGAAATTGGCCCAGGTTGCCGTGCCGAAATATTGCAGCTGTCCGCCATTGGGCGTCTGCCAGAAGGCCGAATTGGAGATGGCGTTCGCGCCAATCGCCGTGGAAGTGATCGATCCGTTGACCAGCAGATTGCCGTTGATCCGGACAGCAGCATTCATGACGATGTTCGAACCATCGATCCCGAAGACCTGGATGCCGCCGACCCCTGGCAGAAAGACCCTGAATGCGTCTGTCGTCCAGATGACCTCGCCGCGAAAACCGTTGTTGTTGGTGACCATGCCGACCGCATGGCCATTCGCATTGATTTCGAAGCCCCAGCGTCCGGAAATGCCATCGACGATCTGGGCATATTCAAGGATCGTCGTTTCGTTGTCGCCGACGCGCCCGATCAGCGTGTCCACCGCCTCCACGATCAGCCGATCAGCCTCCTGCAGGATCTGACGGACCTCGTTGATCGCTGCGCTGATCGCGATCGGACGTGCGGCGACCTCGGCGGCAAGGTCGTCGGCAACATCGCCGATCAGATCGACGGCTGTGCCGATATCGCCCTCAAGGCCGTCCACTCGCCCGATGGTGTTGGAGTCAACCGCCTCCAGGTCGCCGCGCGTGTTCGAAACCAGCGTTTCGAGATTCTGTCTCGTCGTGTTGATCGTCTGGGTAACGCTCAGCGACAGAGTATTGATGCTCTGCACCAGGGTGCCATTGTTGTCCGAAACGATACGGTCGAGCGCGCGGATATCTGCGAGCAAGCCACCCAGCTGCAGCCCCAGCGCCGAGATGCGCTGCACCAGGTTGCGCTCCTGTTCGCCAAGCGTCGCGAAAGCCTCCTCGCGGACAAAGCCTATCTGCTGGTTGAAGTCGCGCGCCCGCCGGTCCTCTGACAGGGCGCCCTTCAGAACATCGCGGATGAATGCGTCTGCATCACGGTCTGCACCGCGCTGGACCGTTGCCTGGCGGCTGAACCCAGCCTGCAAGGCCCCATCGCGCTCCACGCTCGTGCGCTCGACATCTTCGACCCGCGCACCGAGTTCTTCCAAATCCTCGCCTTGACCGCCGAGCGTCGACTCGACGGTTTCGAACCGCTGAGCCGTTGCCTGGCGTTCGTCCGCCATGGCCTGGTCGAGATCCTCGATCAGGCCGCTCAGGGTTCCGAGCTGCCCGGTAAAGGTCGAATTCAGCGTGGTCAGCTGCTGGGTGACGACGCGGAGGTCATCGGCGAGGGCCTGTGTCTCGGTGCGGAAGCGACCCTCGGCCTGCCCGATGCGGACCCCGAGTTGCTGCGACACATACGCGAGCGCGTCGCCATTCTGGCTGATGCGCGCGCCCATCTCGTTGCGCGCATCGGCGATCGCGGCCACCAGCTCGCGCTTCTGAACATCGCCGGTCAGGAACGCCTTCAGGTCGCGGCGTGCGTTGGCCTGCAGCTCCAGGTCAACCAGGCGGGAGGCCGATACGGACTGGCGGATCACGGATGCTGAGGGAATGGCCTCGATCTTCTGCTCGGCGGTGGAGACGCGATCGTCGAGCGCGCCGAAGGTCGTATTGTCGACCTTCTGCGTAATTTGCCCTTCCAGCGCGCTGACCTTGCTCTCAGCCGTCGTGACCCTGCCACCCAGCTGGGAAAGCTCGATGGCCGATGCCTTGGTAATGATCTGCGCCTGGATCGCCTCGATCGCCTGCTCCGCAGTGTTCTGCCGAAAGAACAGGAACTCCAGGTCGGCCACCTGCTCGGGTGCGATAACCGCAAGCGCGACCTGCTCCTGGACGAAGAACTCGACGAAGGTGACGCTGGCTTTCAGGTTGATGCTGGCCAGCGCACCGTTGAGCGTCACCTCGGCTTGCGAGATGCGCTGGCGTGCCTCCTCGATCGCGTGCAGCCTGATCTTGCCCGTCGCCGGATCGACGTAAATGCCGGCATCGCGCAGCACTTCCTGGAAGCGCGATGCGCTCAGCATCGCCTCTTGCGCTGCCTTGGCAACCGCCACCAGGTCGCGCTCGGCCTTGCGAAGCGCGGTATCGCGCGCAGCGCCGAGGCCGTCCGTGGTGACCTGGCCCAGGACGACCGGGTCTGCGTTCGGCATCAGCTCGACGGTCAGCTCACCGGCTCGGCTCAGCCCCAGCGCCGTGTTGAGCAGCTGGCCCGGCGGTCGAATATTGCCATCGCTGTCGCGGATATAGCCGGGATACGGATCGTCCGGATCATAGCTCGCCGGGTCGGGGATGACCGCGCCTGCCGTTGCCTGCGGCTCATAAGGCTTCAGGCTCTCCGCATCGTCGCCGTTGCTGTATGTGATGAATGCGGCGGGCAGCGAGCTGCCGTCTGCGAAGCTGATATCACTGGCGAAGACAATCCCCGCGATGTCGCCGCGCGCCATGACAGTCTGGTTGGCCCGATAGCCGATCTTGCGAGATTTGATCGGCTTGAAGGTGTTGCGCCGGGTGATGCTGTGACTGCGCGCAGCGGCGACCGGCGCATTCCAAGACCATGTACGAAAATCGATCGTGCCCGTCGTGTTTAATCGCCAGATCAGCGACACTCCGCCGAGGAGATCGTCGAGAACCGCGGTCACCGTATCGTTCTCACGGTCGACGAGGACGCCGCAAGGTGCAGGGCGCAAAGCCTTGGCGGTTGCGATCGCGCCGGCGGCGAATGCCGGTCCTCCGCGCGCCTCAACAACTCTGGCGGCGATCTCGGGCGCGGTTTCGACATAGCCAGTGCCGATCTCTCCGCGCAGGTCGGCCGTCAGGGTGCCTGCCGGCTCTGTCCACCATTTCACGCACGCGATCGAGGGCGCGACCACCCCACCGCCCTGAGGGGCGGTCGCAGCCAGAAGCGCTGCCCATGTCGCCTCGATCGACCCTTGCCATGGCAGGATGGTTAAGGCCGCAGCGGGCGCGCCGGAATCGCGAACGGTGTCGATCGATGCGATCGGACGACGCGGGTCGGAAAAGCAGTAGATGTTGTTTGGGGGATCGATCGGCTCCCCCTCGACATTCCACAAGCGCCCCCAGGCGCGAGACTTGATCCGGCCCTCCCAATCCTGAGGCCCCTCGATGCCGCCGGTGCCCGCGAATCGATCTGTCAGGACGGCGAGCCGCAACGCTGCTGCCGGGTCTGCAAGAATGATCTTGAGCTGACCATCGGCCGAGCTGGCATCGACTGCCTTGCCGGTCAGCACGACAGGCGGCAGCGAGCCCTCGGGTCCGACCCGAACCGAAACGGCCGCATCAACCCAGAGATACCCTGACGCCAATTCGGTCAGGTCTGCCGCATTGGTTGATGCCCAGGCGATTTCCAGCGCCTGGGGAATCGCACCCGCGCCCAGATTGTCCCCGTCGAACGCTAGGCCCGCGATGATTGTTGGCAGCGCTGCAATGCCAGCGCGCCAGCGCTGGCCTCCATAGCGATACGGAGCTGCCGATCCACCGCCTGCCAGGCGCACGACCTGGGCGACGCCGTCGGCTATGCGCCTAGGCCATGCCTCGACCAGGATGATTGTTCCAGCCATCAGCTCGTCCGCACCCGATCGATGATGGAGTCGAAATTGTTGTTCTTGGTGTTGGCGGTGAGCTCGCCGGCGATCGCAGCCAGCAGACTGTTCTGGTCGGCCAAGGCAGCGATGATCTGTGCGTTCTGGTCGTTGTTCTCATCAAGCGCGCTGACGACGGCCGGATCGCCGCCACCGCCACGCGCTTGCTGAATGCGCGCATTGGTCTCGGCGATCGCGGCGCGGGCCTGGTCAAGAATGCTCGACCGGTCCTGGGCAAAGCCGCCAGTCGTGCCATAGATCGATTTCGACACCTCGTTGAGATCACGGAAGAGCTGAGCGAGCCGGTCGCCTGCTCCCTCTTCGCCACGGCCGAGCGCGGCGCGAGCCTTTTCGATTTCCGCCAGAATGGCAGTCCGGCGATCGACAGCGCTGCCCTCGAAAAGCGAACCCGAGGTCATCTCGGTTATCAGGTCCTGCAAGCCGCCGATCTGATCGGTCAGCAGCTTTTCCTGAAGCTTCAGGCGATCCTCTGCGTTGCGCGCTTCCAGTGCCGCGACGTCGAATCCATATTGCCGCGCGATGCGCAGGCGCTCGGATGCCTGGGCCTCGAACTCCCGGAAAGCCTTGGCCCATTGCCCGGTCAGGCCGCCGAGCAGCTGTTCGACGTCCTGCACTGCCAGCGCTTCCTTCATCGCCCGTTCGATATCGGGCGATGACCCCAGCGCCTTCTGAACGGCCGCTGAGATGCCTTTGACGGCGCCGTCAGCGATCAGATCGCGCAGCAGTGCCGCCTGGGCATCTGCCTCGCTCTCGAACTTCTGGACGCCTCGGCCCTTGGTCCGGCCCTGGCCAGTCGGATCGACGACGAACTTCTTGTTCCGGATGCCGATCGACCCGGAGAATGTGCCGAGCTCGCCATCGAGGGCGTTGATGATCTGGTCAAGCGCATCGAGCGCGCCGCCAGCCAGCCCCTTGGCTGCGCTGATGCGGCTGGAGCTGTTGCCCCGCGTTCCGGTGATCTCGGCCGCGCCATTGACAGCGCCGACGGTAGCGGTACCGCGCTTCGCGCTCTTGAGTGCGCCGCCGATCAGGCTTCCAGCGATCGAACCGATGATATCGCCACCGGGAATGCCCGACATCGCGCCGATCGCGCCGCCGACAGCTCCGCCCGTTGAGCTGGATTTGATGCCCAGCATCTTTCCGAAAGCAGCCACCTGCAGGCCAGTCTGAGCACCTTCAAGCCCTGCACCGAGCGATTTGGAGATGGTTTCGGCCCAGGAGGCATTGATCTTGCCCCCATCGCCGAGATCGCGGACGAGGCCCTGAATACCGCCCAAGACTGCACCTACGCCACCTGCGGCCTGATAGCCGTAGAGCGCGCCGGATGCGGTTTGAGAGAACCGCCGGAAGAAATTGACGCCCAGCACGTCATCCAGCTTTTTGACGATCGGCTCCGTCTGTGCCTCCGACATCAACCGGATTACCTCATTCGGGCTGAGGCCGACGAAAGTGCCCTCGAATGCGTTGGCCAGACCTTCCTCAGGCCCGCGAACACGTTGACGCGCCGTCACCACGATTTCGCCATTGCCTGGGCCAGATGCGCTGCCCATGCTGCCAGTGGCGACTCCGGTATGGATCGCAGCCGCTGCACTTATGCCGGCACCGGCATTCCTGATTTGGGCAGCCGCCGCGTTCAGCGAGCTGGCGAAAGATGCGGCAGCCGAGCCTGCATTCTGCAGCTGGTCCCCCGCGCCGCGCGTCTGGCGCTCGAGCACTTCGACCGCACCTTCCATGCCGGTCTGCTGCCGCAGCTTCTTTTCCAGCTCCCGCAATGAACCGCCGAACATCTGCTCGGTGAGCAGCTGCCCCTGCAGCTGGCGCGCATTCTGACGAATGCTCCTGAAGAAATTGCCCGCCGAGCCGCCAGAGAACAGCTCTTCCAGGCTCGATCTTAGGCCGCCGATCGCCTGGTTGTAGATCCCCAGGATATCTTCGCGCCGAGTGAGCAGCTCGTTGAGCCGTTCTTCCTCGGCAACGATCCGTTCGATCTCGGCACGCTGTGCGCTGGTGACGGTGCCGATCTGGTCGGAGAGCTGCTGGGTCCGCGCCAGCACCTCGGCCTCGCGCTCGCGGCCCTGGAGAATTAGCAGCTGGACATCGCGCTGGCGCTCGGACTGATCGACCATGTCGCGGAATGGCTTCTGAATGCCCTCGGCAACTGTTTTCAGCGCGGCCTGCGCGCTTGTGATCGAACCCTGGAGCTCGGCGATTTGAGCCTTGCCGAGGCCCTTGCCTTCAAGCCTATCCTGCGCCTCGCGGATGATCGCATTGAGCTTGCGGGTCGCGTCATTGGCCTGCTGAATGCGGCTCGGCTGTTCGGTCCACTGGTCGTTGACCTTGGCGATCGCATCGGCCGTGCGCTCGGCATAATTTTCGGCCTGCTCGTTTAGCCGCGCAACCCGTCGTGCGTTGACCTCAGCACTTCGATCGCTGCGATCCTTGGACGGCTTGTTGTTGAGCGCCGCCTTGCGCCTTTCGAGCTCTGCAAACTGACGCTGGAATTCCTCAGCCGAAATGTTCTGCTCATTATCGGACATGGGCGCGATCGCGCCGCTCATGCGGCGCTGGCTGTCCAGTCGCTGCTGGGTCAACCTTGCTTGCTGGCGCTCGATCTCCGCACGCTGGCGCGCGATGGGATCGGCGGCCTCGATTGCGGTGCGCCGCTCCAGCGCTACGCGTGCTTCCTGAGCGCTCTGCTCAAACCCCCGGCGTGCACTCTGCAGTTCGGCGATCGAAGCGCGGATCGCCGATTGCTGGCGGTTGTTGGCAATCGCTCCGCCGAAAAACAGGTTCTCGATAGCACCGGGCGCATTCGCCTGGGTCTGCTGCAATGCGCGCTGCTGCTGCGCGATCTGCTGATCGATGTTCGCCATCGATGCTTGAGCAAATTGCAGGCTGCTGTCGATCATCAGCGCGTGCGTGTTGATCAGCGAACGGGTCGAGCCATTGAGCTGATCGATCGCCGCACGGAAATTGTCGACCGCGCCGGTTCGCGCAACCAGCGTGTCTGTAAAGTCGATCGTCGAGGCCTTGGCCGTGTCGGAAGCGTCGCCGGCTTCCAGCAACTTGCTTCCCAGGATACCAACGAGCGGAAGCGCAATGCCGAGAGCGATGCCCCAGGGCCCTGCCATGAACGTCGCAAATTGCCCCAGCTTGCCCTTGGCCTGATCGCCTGCGCCAGCTATCAGCTGCAATGCACCAACGGCCTGCTGGCTCTGGACTGCGAAGGCGACAAGCGCATTCTGGCCCATCGCGACCTGTGTCGTGAAGTCGCCAGCCTGGAAACCCAGCTGCTGCATGCCAATGCGAACATTCTGCAGGCCGTTTGCATGCTGCGCCGCCGCTGCCGTGGCGCGCTGAAGCTCGGCCGTCGCGCCTGCGTTGACCTTGGCGAGCTCCTGCGCCGACAGTGCGCCGCCCTGCGCCAGGCGGACGGCTTCCTCGACGATCTGGTTGTGGCGCAACTGGGCTGCGATCAGCGGATCGAACTGGCTGAGCAGTCGGTTGCGAGCGGTCTGCAGCTCGGCCGTCACGCCGGTGAGCTGGCCCGTGGCCGTGGTGGCTGTGCCGCTGATCTTGGCGATCTCGGCTTCTAGGCGCGCGATCTCGGCTTGAGCCTGATCGCTGTCGGCCGAGATCAGCAATCCTGCTTTCATCACGGTCATGCCATCACCCCTTGATGCCGTTCAATGCGTCGCGCGCCGCCCGTTCGATCGTTCTGAGGCCAGCCCAAAGGCTCGGCGTTGCATCGATCGCAGCCGCCTTCAGGCCCGTTTCGACTGCGGTGTAATCGAGCCCGATCCAGTAAAGACCGCTCATGCCCGCCGGCACCGCGCGCCACTGCGTATCGACCGCCAGGAATGCGGTCAGAGCTGGCCAGTTGTCCGGCCATACCCCAAAGGGCTTGGCGGCATTTTCCTTCGCGATCTGGTCGGCCAGCTCGTGCAAGCCATCGCGGCGAAGATCCTCGGCGGCTTCCGAATAATCTTCCGGACGGCCGCCGACCCAGTATCGTGCGGCCGCCTTCAGTTTCCCTCGCGCTCTCCGTTGATGGCGGCAAAATAGGCAGCCAGCATCGGCGAGCGTGTGTACGGCTTGGCGAGGAGCTGTTCCCGCACCTGGTCGTTCCACGGCACTGCCTCTTTCTGGCTGTTGACGAGGCCTTCGCAGGACACGAGCACCAGCCGGAGATAGTCGAGCACACCGGCTGCGGTCGAAAGATCGAAGCGCGAGGTTTCATCAACAGGAACGACGCGAAACGTCGCGGTAAAGTCCTGCTGCTCATGGCCGCCGTTGACGGGGACCATGATCTTGACCTTGCGCGAGAACTCGGGGTTTTGATCGATAACGAACATGGCAAATGAACCTTTCGGGGTAGGCTTTGGAGGGTCAGGTGAGCGTGATTTTCCACTGGTCGTTGCCCGCGCTCGGCGTGGGCGTGAATTCCAGCGGCCATTCCAGGATGTCCTGCTCGTTGGCGTAGCTGGCGAGGCGCGCCTGGGTCGCAAAGCCAGCCTCGATCTTGACCCTGCGGCCTGCGGCGGTGCCGTGCTCGATCACGACGGCGCTGGCCTCCTGCGATTCCGCCTTGGCGAAGGGATCATAGGTGCTCAGCGGCACCGCTTCGACCTGGGCGCGCAGGCGCTCGGCGCGATTGACGATGATGATGCGTTCCTGACCGATCAGCATGCGCGGCTGGACATCGTTGCCGAGATCCAGCTCGTAATTCCGCAGGACCATAGGGACGCCCCCGACGGTGAACACCGGTGTGTTGGCATTGCTGGCCACCTGCGGCAGACGGAAGCCGGTCAGCGTGGGCGACACGCGGGCGCTTTCGGTCGGCTTCGTATAGAGGCCGGTAAGCGTGAACCGCGCGGTCGGGATGCCAGTTGCGGACAAGCCAAGCACCGCCGTGCCGCGAACGCCCTTGATGATGTGGCGCGTAGCACCGACCCAGAAATACATCGAGCAGCTCTCGTGCGCGTCGCTGATCGGCGTGTATTCGACGCTGGTCGTGGGCGTGATGACCTCGGCAGCAGCGCAGGCGCGGATCAGGGGGGCCCATGCCGGCGCAACCCCAAGGCTGCCGCTGCCGACCAGCTCGACCGAGCCGGTGAGCATGACATACAGGCCAGACGGGAATCGCTCGCTCTGCCCCAGCCAGGGGCGCTCGACATTGCGCTCGACGTCCTGGCCTTCCATCGGCCGAACTTCGACATTGGTCATCAGCATCCCGTTCGCGCCGAGCGGGGTGGAGTCCGTGCCGTAAGCGGTTTCAGTCTTGGCCAGGATGATCTTGCTGCGCCATTTGATCGGTTCCATGGATCAATCCTCCGTCTGTTCGGCTGGCTGGGCCGGGACCAGGCTGCCGTCAGGCAGGCGAATGAAGCTGCCGCCGCTTTGCGGCCATTCGGGAGCTGCCGGGGGCGGCTCGGAAGTGTCAGGGGCGGGCGGCGGAGACTGGTCCGCAGGCGTTTCCACGGGCGTCTGCGAGCCGGTATCACCCGCAGCCTGAGTGGCCGTGGATGAGGTCGATTTGCGGGTCATGATGTGATCCTCAGCTGGTCGTTGATCGAGAAATCGAGCACATAGGTGATCGTGCCGTTGGTCAGGCTGGCGAGCTCGCCGCCGCCGAGCGTGAAAACGCCGATCGTGGTTTCGTCGGGCGTCCAGCCGCACACGGCCTCGATGCAGGCCTTGATCACTGGATCGATACGTTTGAGGCCCTTGGCGCCCTTGGCGTCGTCCGCCACCCGCAGCACCAGCATGACACTCACCGTGTTGCTGATGGCCTGGCGAAACATGCCAGCGGCAGCTGTTGAAGCCCCGCCGCGCAGCCCACCGGGGAGCACGAAGGCGGTGAAGCCGCTTTGCGGCAGCTGACCTTTCTCCATCAGCTGCGCCAGCAGTGCGGCCTCGCGAACCCGACCTCTCAACTCGTCGACGCGCTCTTCCAGGCGGGCGATGACCTGTTCGATCATATGAACCCGCGCAGGTTGTCGGCCGTCATCGGCCGTTCGCGATCGGTCACCGTCACGCCGCCAGCGCCAGTATCGACCGGCTCGCCGCCGAGCGGCAGAGGCAAACGCTGGATGCCGTTCGCGATGTCCTTAAGGCTGGCGACGGCCTGTTTGTAGTCTGCCTCGATCTTGGAATCGGGCGTGTGGCGATGCAGACGCCAGATAGCGACTTCCTCGGCCAGCGAGGTCACGCGCGGAGGGGTCTCGGCAAGGGGCAGTTGATAGCGACCGGCGAGATAGCCGTCGATCACTGCGTCGGCATGCTCCAGAGCGGCAGTCGCGACAGCTTCGTCGATTTCACCTGCAGGCGGGTCTGCCCGATCGGTGAGATCGCGGAGCATGTCTGCGCCATAGCGAGCGACCAAGCCTGCCAGCGTTGCATAGGTCATGACGCATGCGCCATGAGCGCCTGACGGACGGCTTTCTGCAGTGCCTCGAAGCCCTGCTCGAAATGCCGGGTAGCCTCGTCCAGGAGCGCCTCATCGAAGCGCGGCGGCTTTTTGCTATCGCGCATCGCGGTAATGTCGCGGCGCAGCTGCTGCGCGACCGTGTCGAAGTGCGCGGCCGTGTCGTGGCGCAGCTGCTGCTGTTCAGCCGAGTTCATCGGGGTCGCTCACAACGGTGCAGAGCAGCATGGGATCGCGCTCGATGGCGCTGATCTGCTCGGGCGTCAGCCAGTCCATCAGCACGTAGGTTGCGACCGGGCCGAAATGCCGCCCAGCGCGCCACCTTCCCGTCTGGGGGCCGACGACTTTCAAATACCTGTCGGCGGCTTCAGGTTCGATGGCCGCATCCTCAATCACTTGGATCGTGTCGATCACGCCGACCTTTTCGAAACCGGTCTGAGCTGACTCGAGCTCGCTCAAAGGGGTGTGAACGATATTCGCGCTGAGCTGCGCGGCGGGATGTGCCGCAGCGGCCCCGACCGCTGCGGCACTGCTGCCATCATCAGCGGCTTCCCCAGGCGCTGATGCGGTGCCGGACAGCGCTGGGCTTGCTGCAGGCTGGAGCGACCCTCCTGCTGCGTTGCCGTCCGGCGCGCTCTTTTTGGTGGCTTTCCTGTTGGTCATCGGGGTGTCCTTCTATTCGGGGTCAGCTAGTGCGGATCAGGCCAGCCAGGGCACGTTGAGCAGCTCGGCCGTGCCCGCCCATTCGTTGGTCTCGCCGCCGGTGGTCAGCGCATTGTTGACGATCTTGAGGCCCGCGCGTTCGAGCGCGGGCGGCACGACCAGCAGGTTTGGCTGGATGCCGAGCGGGCGACCGTAATCCCCCTTCATCCCCGAAAGCGCAGCGCGGGCGGCCGCATAATTGTCGGGCGTGAGCGGCTGCTTGCTGCCCCAGGCGAACTGCCAGAAGCCGAAGCCGACATTGGCGCGGGCATCCGCACCATAAACGAATTCATTATTGTCGAAGACGTTGTCGTCGGTTTCCTTGTCCTTTGCGGTGAACTTGAAGTCCTTGCGCTTCTGCAGGATGATCGGCTTCAGCGCGCGATTGGTGTCGATCAGAAACCATGCCGGACCGCTGCCGCCATCGGTATTCGCGACCGTCGTGACGCTGCCGCTTTCATCGAGGACCGGGTGGTCGGTGTCGAAATAGCGCTGGCCGTCATAGCAGTCGGTATCGAAGCCCTGCTTGAGCAGGGCGAAGCACAGAATGTCCCACCAGCTGCCCGTCGAACGGCCCATCTCTTCGAACATCGGGGCATAGACGCCGATGTTATCGGTCTCGATATCGTCGCGATCGACCGGGATGGTGAGTTCCCACTTCTTCTCGCGGATCGTGTAGCTGTGCTGCGCGAGGTTCTGCAGCGAGCGAGGGCCGATCCATTCGCGAACGTTCGGCATCTTGCCGAGCCAGCCATAGGTCTGCTCTTTCGTGGAGCTGGGGACGATCGTGGCGATCCGCGAGTATTGCGACGGGGCCTGCGTGTTCCCCCGAGCATAGGCTGCGCTGAACCCGGTGCGGACGGCGGCAAGATTTGCGGCGTTGATAATCATGTCAGATTGATCCTTCAGGTCTCGACCCAGACGCCCTGGGCGTCCACGTCACGGATGATTCCGGCGGCCGATCGGGTGTTGGTGCCGGTGGTCTTGGCCACGGTCTGATCATCGACGACATAGGCCGTCTTGCCGATGTCGGCCCTGGTGATGGCATCGCCGGCTGCGCTGTTGTTCCAGCGGAAACGACCGCGCCGGATGCGAACCGATTTCGCGCCGTTGGCGCCCGCGTTAACCACGTTTTCCTCGGCACGGCCGATCGCGGTGAGCGTGGTGGCGGTTGAGCCGGGCACCGCCCAGCCGCTGGCATCGAGGCAGACCAGGGCACCGGCGAAGATCGTGGTATTGGCCTTGATCGGGTGGCTTTCGGTATCGCCGCGCTGCTCGGGCGTGTTGCGATCGGTGGTAAGCGCGACCATTAGAGTGCCTCCTCCTGGGCCGCGCCGGAAGCGGCGAGGCTCTTGCGATATTCTTCGGGGTCCAGACCCATCAGGGCGATGACCTGGTTGTCGGCGTCGCTGAGCTCGCCGGGCTTGGTCGGATCGTTCGGCGCGATCGCCGAGGCGTGCGAGCTCTTGAGGATCGGCATGGCACCGATCAGCTTTTCGGCTCGCGCCGGGTCTTCCATGTGCATGGCGATGTATTCATCGCGCATGGGCTTCACGCCGACCCGGCCTTCGCGGATCGCGCCGTCAACGAATGCCTGGGCGTCCTTGCGCGCCTGCTGATCGGTCAGCGTGTTCAGCTTGCCGGTGACATCGGCCAGCTCGGCCTGGAGCGCGGTCACGACAGCATTGTCGGCATTGCCCTGAGCGCGCTGTGCAAGCTGCTGCACGCCCGCCAGCACGGCGGCCTGGTCGGAGCTGCCAGCAAGCCCGACAGCAAGCGCGATCGGCGACAGCGCGGACTGGAGCGCCGTCTTGGTGGCGTCGCCGCCCGGCATCTCCTTCCACTTCTTCACGGCGGCGACGATATCCTCGTCGCTTGCCGCTGCATCGAGACCCAGCGCCTCGATCAGCATTTCCCTAAAGTCCATGGTCTTCTCCTGGTGCAGGGCTGTGAGCCCGGTAAGATTTGGCTGGTTGACGAGGCTCGCGCGGCGGATCGCGACGATGGTCCCGTCCTTCTGATGCGCGATGACGGGGGAGACGCCGCGATAGGCCCGATCCTCGACCAGGCGGCGGCCTTCAGCGGTCCATTCGACCCGGCCCCAGACTCCGTCCTGGCGAGCCTGAAGCTCGACGATCCAGCCGCGCGCAGGCGCAGACTGGCCCTTGGGGGCAGCAAGATCGGTGGCGTGATTTTCGTCCAGGACGAGCGGCGTTCCGTCCGCGAGCGACGCGGCCATCAGCGCATTGACATCGCGCACCTTGTAAGGCCCGCGCCCGTCATTGGTGCCGACAGGGCCAGCGGGCAGCAGGTGTATCCATTCGGGAACTTCGACGGCACCCGAGCCGCTGACAGGCAGCAGCTGGGCCGAACAAAGAGCGATGAGAGCGGCGCGGTTCATGCCGCCCTGTTTGAAGGCGGCTTAGGGATCAAGCCATGCCCGCCCCGGCGGGCAGGCGGGCGATCAGGAGCGCGGGGTGATTGTGGCGCTGCAAATCGCTGCGGTCAATCGGCAGCGTCGATCGATTCAGATTTCGCCGCCGCCATCGACCGCGCCTTCAAGCCATTCGGCCACAATGTCGAGAATATTGGCCTCGTCATCGGCCGAAATGCCAAGATACGGGCGCGCCGGAATTGTGCCCCACGGTATCGACTGGCCGCGACCGGAGGTCCCGAACGCACCTTTCGCTGCTCCGAATTGCATGACGGCCGCATAGATCAGCGCGCTGCCGATCTGGACGCCCGACCGCGCCACGATCGGAAAGATTTCGCGGCCCAGGCGGCGCGAGGGGCCGATCAGCGGACTGGTGAGCAGGCCATCGCCTTGGGCCTGGTACTTGTCAATGGTCGACTGCTTCTTGGGTGCCCACGCCTTGCCGTCGGGATCTGTGCCGGCGATGAAACGGTCCCGGGTCGCCTTGACCATGTATTCGCCGATGTCGCGATAGACCGGCGTCATGTCCGCCAGCCGTGCCCTGAGCGAACGCAGCGCGCTGATCGCGGCCTCGTTATTGAATTTGATAGCAATCATGGCTATGTCTCCCTACGCGCGCTGCCCTGCATCGGCCATCCCGGTTACTGCCGGGGGACGTTCAGGACGTGAGGTCGGCGGGGGCGGCGCGCACTTTCCGCACAATGTAGAAGGTTTTGAGCGACAGCGATCGCCTGCCCTTCTGAATGACCCAGACCGCCTCATATTCTCGCCCGCCGATCCGCTTACGCATGATGATGACCGGCGCGTCAGGATCGATTTGATCCTTGCCATATTCGATCGCATCCGGCGCGTTGAGCAGCTGGGGCAACAGCGCGAAATCCTCCGCAGACAGCTTGAGGCTATCATTCGAAGGCGGGCCGTGCCGCTTGAAGATATGAACGATGCGGGGCGGCTCCATCACATAGTCGAATAGCGAAATGTCGGCGACGTCCTGCATTGCGTTGATCGAGGCAACCTGATCTGACGTAGCAAGCCCAAGCGTCCTGACGGGAGGCATTTCGATCGGGCCCGGTGGTGGGTCGAAGATCCGCTGCGCGTAACGCCGGGCGTCGTCAGCGACGGACGGCAGCGCCCGATAGGCTCGGGAAAAGGCATCGCGTTGCGTTTCCGGCAGAGTTTCCATGAACCCCTTGGCGATCCTATGGTCCCATCGCACCGCCTTTTCGGCCAGGGCGCTGACGGTCGACGCCACCGATGCGCCCGGCGCATAGCCCCAGCCCTTGCCCAGCCCTGGCAACCGGCCCGTCTTGGGGTCGGGCTTGTCCCAGCCGTCCGGCAGTCGCTTGTCCGGATCGCCGCCCAGTCGGCGCGCGGCGCGCAGGCTGCGCGCCCCAACCACATAGCAGCTGCAGCCCCAGTCCGAGGGCGGATAGAAGCGCTGCCAGAACGGATGATCTGGCGGGAGCACGAGCCCGTTGAAACCGAGATGGTTGATCCGCGGTTCCTTGCTGCCGCCGTGCAGATAGACCCAGAAGGGAAAATCGCCCTCGACCAGCTGGGCAAAGCGACCGGCGGCGTAGCTGGTGCTGGCGTTGGTCCGATAGATCGTTCGCGTGCGCCAGGCCTCGCCCGCTTTCGTGCCTTCGCCCGTCCAGCCATGCCAGCCGTTCTTCTGCACGATCGCGCGAAAATCCTTCCGGAAAGCGTCGAGGCTCTGGCCTTCCGTAATGCTGCGATCGACGGCTGCGGCAAGATCTGTCAGCAGATCGGCCTGAACCGCGCCAGCCACCATGAACGCGCGGTCATGCTCGGCCTCGGTGATGTCATCCCATCGCCGCGTCGGAACCAACCTGCCCAGCTTGCCGCGAAAGAATGCGATCTGCTGAGGGAAAGGCCGCTTGAAGGCTCCTGAGAGGCTGCTCTCGTGGTTCTCAGCCACCGCTCACGCTTTCGGCTTCAGCATCGAACCGGCCAGCTGCATGGGCCGCGACAAAGGCCAGCGCCAGTGTTTCGCCCAGTGCCTTGCGGTCGAGCTGGGGGAACGCGGCGCGGATCATCTCGCGCAGCTCGGCCAGATCGGTTGCGGTTTCCATCATCGCTTCGATCTGACCAAGCAGCGCTGCCATATCCGGGGCGGCCGAGCGGGCGAGCTGATCGCCGATCGCGTCTGCGGGGTCGACCGTTGCGGCTTGAGCTGGCTGTTGCTGCTGCAGGGCGCTGGTGATCGTCGGCGTTGGCTGGGCGGGTGCACGCTGCGCCGACGTTGAGGGAGCACCCAGCAGCTCAGCGCCCGGATCGGGATCGGAAAAGCCGAGCTTGTCGCGAACCTCGCTGGCCTGGACGCGCAGGCCGATCGGCACGAGCTTGGCGAGCTGTTCTGCCATGGCCGTCAGATCTTCCGATTCCGGCCGGGCAATGACGACGCGCGGGTAACGCCTTTGGGGGCCATGGTTGAGATCGACCCAGGGACGGATCAGCTCGCGATTGATCGCGGCTGCGAGCGATCGGGCGTCAGCGCGCTCGATATCCTGCTGTACCTCGCGATGTTCCTTGCTCACCGCGTGGCCACCGCTGATCGCGTCAGTCGTCGTGGTCTGGCCGAGCACCGCCTTGGACATCTGTCGATCGAGCCAGTCGGCGCGCCGCTCGTACAGGTCCGAGCCTGCCCCGACATTGGCCGATTCGATGAACTCGATCTGCATGCCTTCGGGGATGATGGCAGCACAGTCGCCGGCGATGTTGGCGACCGCGCGGAACAGCGTCGCGCGATCCTCTTTCGAAGCGCCCGAATGATACTTGCCGACGCGGATGGGCTGGCCGTAGGTCTGGCTGAAGATCGCCCAGTCGCGCTGAGTGAAGGCCTTGAACATCCATGCCCAGGCGGCGATGCGGGCCAGGCCCGACCGAACCGGCAGGCCGGACTTCGCCTTGATGTTGAGATAGACGAACTTGAAGGGGGCAAGCGGCGCACTGGGGCTGTTGCCATCCTCACCGCCGAGCAGCATTGGCGTGCGACCGTCCTTCTGGGCGAACTCGAACCAGCGCGGGTCGCGCCATTCGAGGCGCTCTGGCATGAATTGTCCCTCGCTGCTGTCCCAGATGATTTCGGTGAACGACACGCCCTTGCCGACGGCGTCGAGCATGTCGAACATCTCGTCCTGCAGCTCGTCGCGCTTCAGCCCATCGCGCACCATGTCGGCGATCGCCACGTCCTGGGCTGAGTCCGATGCCGCTTCGACCGTGATCTCGATCTGCGCGACCGAACGCTTGCGCGTGCTGAGCACGCCGAGATAATGGAGGTCGCGCTCCTCGACCAGCTCGGCCAACTCGAAATAGCGCAGCGGATTTCCCTGGTCCGCTTCGCGCAGGATATTGGCCAGGCGAACCGGGGTCAGGCCATCGGCCGGATAGCCTGCGATGGGCGAACGCACACCGGCCAGGGTCGGCCCGGCGATCTCCTGGGTGAGCACCTCGCGGCGGATGGGGTTGCCATATTGGTCAAGCAGCTGGGGCATGGTCGGGTCCAATCGGCCCTGTGGGCGATTTGAGAGGGGATAAGAGGGCGGGTTGCGGCGTTTGACCCGCCAGCGTACGGTTCGGCCCCTCAAACGCGCTGACGGGCCTTAAATCGGGCCGGGTCACCACGGGCCACCACCGGAGCGCAGCCGCGCGCCCAAAGGCGGTCGCCACCATTGGCCATGACCCAGCATATCGTCATCGTCGACGCCCGAAGGCTGGACAGCCTCATAGCCATATTCCGCAGCATTCTGGCGCGAGGCGTACCAGGCCAGAATTCCGGCGATCGCGGTATCGCCATGCCGCTCCAGACCATCGGCCCCCTTGTAGCGCATATCCTCGGGCACGCGGATGACGCCGCCTGTGTATTGCAGCGCCTGGTGATCGCGCACGATATCGGCATCGGCCGCCAGCATGACCGAGCAATCGCCGACCGCCTCGACATAGGGGGGCGAGTTCTGCCGGTACCACTCTGTGCTGAGCTTGATCTCGCTGATCCGCTCGCCCCATTTCTGCCGGGAGACTTCGGCCAGATAGGCACCATTGCCGGTAGCATCAAATGCGCCATGGCCGAACCGGGGGAGACGATCGCCGATAAAGAACACGATGTCGCGCTGTGTCTCATAGGGCACGTTGCGCAGCTCCAGGACGAACACACCGCGCCGGACGAGGTCATTGCCGTTCTCGTTCGCGACCATGGCCGATGCGTCGCCCGATCGCGCAAAGTCCATCCCGAAGTCGTGGCGCATCCTAGGATCGAGCCGGGCCAGGACCGGCTGCAGCTTGGTGGCCAGGAACTCCTGTGTCAGCCCGGCGCGGGTGCGCGAGTCGGCTTCCTTGAAGCTGTCGGGCAGCAGCCAGCGAATGACGGGGATGTCGCGGCTCGCGGCGCGCTCGATGACGACGCGGGGCAAGGCCGCGCCCTCCGCATCAGCCGGGATCGCATCGAGCTCCTGCCGCATCTGGGCTTCGCGCACGCCATAGCTGCGGCGGATGCGCGCCTCCCACTCCGCTTCGGCCTCTTCCGTATAGGTCCAGCCGCGCAACAGGCAGACGCGCCGATAGAGACCATTGTCCACCGCCTTCTGGAAGGGGATGAAGTGCAGCGAATAGGGGATTTTCCCGGCCTTGGCTTCGCCGATCAGCTCGTTGAAGGGGTTGAGCGTGCCATTGTGGGTCGAGATGATGCGGATCTTGCCGCCCCAGATCAGCAGCGCGTTGACCGCATCGAGCACCGCCCGGACATCCTTGTGGAACGCCGCCTCGTCGATGACGACGATACCCTGCAGACCGCGAATATTCTCCGGACGTGAAGACAGCGCTTCGACGCGGAAGCCGCTGGCGAATTTGACGCGATAAGCGGCGATGAACTGCGAGCTGCCATCGTCGCGCTGATCCTCGAACAGGAACTCTTCGACCTCGACCAGCTCTTTCGAAACGACGCGGGCAAAGTGCGCGACATAGCCGATGAATTCGCGGCCCTTGTCCTTCGTGTCGCCGATGTAGAAGACATTGTCGCCACCGGCCGAGCGCGCTGAGGCCGCGATCAGGGTGTCGTCCAGCGCCTCGGCATAGGTGATGCCGGTGCGCCGTCCCTTTTCGCCGAGCTTCAGATCGGAGCGGTCTTCCAGCCACTCCTTCTGGTGCTGCATCAGAATGCCTTCGGCCAGCGGGTCGTGATCGTAAGGCAGCTCGGCTCCGCGCGGCAGCTCACCGGGCAGCGCAGACGGATCGCGCGCCAGCACGGGCGCAGCCGGTTGCGACTTGGGTCTGGACGCCTCGGCCGGGCTCATGTGCGCAGGCCCAGCACGTCGCGGCGCATCTGGGCGATCCGGTCTGCGCTGAGGCCTGCCTCGCGACCCAGTGTCTCGGCTTTGTCGGCAACGCTTTCCAGCTTGTCCTTGAGCTGCTGCTCGATGCGGCGGCGATGCTCGGCCGAGGTCTTCTGTGCATTGACGGCCGAGTTGAGCGCGCGCGCCAGCTCGTTGACGTCCTTGGCCCCGGTGTCGCCGCCTTCGAGCAGCCGAAAGGCGGCGAGCTTGACCATTTCGGCGACCGCGACAGTGACCTGATCGGGGCCATCGGCTCCGAGGCTTTCGACCAGCTCATCGGAAATCCGGCGGACCTCGTCCAGCCTCCGAAACTGAATGGCCTTGCGGACCGCGTAACGCCCCCAGGCAGACTTGCTGATCGGCCCTATGCCGCGATCGGCGAGCCGCGCGTTGAACTCATCCAGGATGGCGCGGGCGTGCATCTTACGTTCGCGCAGTTGCTCGACGGCCCAGACGAGATCGGGCTCGGCTTCGTCCGGCAGCATGTCGATGCTGGACAGCCGACCCCGGCCTTCACGACGACTGGATGCACTCTCGCTCATAGGCGCTCACGCCTCGTCAGAGGGGCGGCTGATCCCGTCGATGATCGCCCGGCGTTCGACATGATCGCGACCGGCGCGGCGCAGCTCTGCCACCACCACTGTCCCGGCCTGGTTCAGCCGAACAGCGCCGAGCTCCTCCAACTTGTTGAGCTGGGTGCGGAGCCATTCGCGCGATCGGTTGAAGCCGAAGATGTCGAGCACTTGGAGCAAGGTCGCATCGTTGAGCTGGCCGTTGGTCTGATTCGCAAGCTCGCGCAGGATGCACAGGCGCGCGTCGCGGGCGACCACTTCATCGAAGGGGAGATCGAATTTCATGATTGGCCCTTGGAGCGAAGATAATCGTCAATGCGCTGGACGGTCCTGGCGACGCCTCCGAGCTCCCGGCTTAGAGTGTCGATCTGGCCTGTCACTCGGGTCAGATCGAGCTCCAAGCGCTGGAAGTCCTGCTTTGTCGGTGTGTGGCGCTGCTCCGCCTCGACCGCCTGGATGCGGCTGTCGTGCGAATCGATAACGCTTGCGAGGCCATCGATCTTGGTGCCGAGCTCGGTGAGCTTCTTTTCGATCCCTGCGCGGCCGACCGACAGCCAGACCCAGACCGTGTTGGCGATCGACACGAGCAGCGCGCAGACGCCAAGCCACTGGGCAATGAGCTGGAATGTCATGCCTTGCCCATCCCGGTCAGGCAGACTTCGACCTCCCCGATGCGTTTGGTGTCGCCCTGGCGCCTGAGCACGAGGCCGCGAAGCACCTTGCCACCCGCCATCCGGAACTTTCCGATGAACTCGCACGCCTCGCGATGTTTGCCCTGGCTGAACAGGCGCGCGACGCTGGAGCGATTATAGGCCCCGATGCCGATATTGTAGGCGAGCGACGTGTGCGCGGCCCATTGATAGGGGTAATTGGCGATGTTGGGGTTGCGCTCGCGGACGGCCTCGGCAAATTCCGCCGCCCCCTCTTCCAGCATCACCCGGCATTCGGCATCGCTGTAGCGGCGCATCTCGACGCGGGTTTCGCCATAGCAGACCGTGCGGACCCCGACGCTATCGAGATAGGGATCGTTGCTCTTGCCTTCCCAGGTTGCGAGCAGGGCCGTCAGCGCACCCATCATGACCATAACCGAGCCGACCATGCCGGCCTTCTTGAGGCCGGGACGGGCCGGAGTTTCACCCGCCCGGCTCATGGGCGGCGCTCCGGAGGCGGGGCCTGTTTGACGTGGCGGGCGATCATGGCTGCAACGGTCAGGCCCAGCGGAACGAGATCGCCAACCCGGGCGGGTAGGATCGCACGCAGATCGGGCGGCAGGTTCTGCCAGGCGGCGAGCAGTGCGTCGGGTGACGCCAGGGCGATCGCCTGGGCGAAAGCTGCAAGCGCCATCAGGCGAAGCGACCACCAACGCCACCAGTCAGGGGCGTCGGAGACAAGATGGCGAGCGAAAAACGACTTGATGCGGGCGCGCATGGCGGCTCCTTTGGTCAGGAGAAAACTCGCCGTGAAAATGCGCTTGGGGGGTGGTTTCCCGCCATGCCCGCCACAGCGGGCATGGATCGGCGGGAGCCGTCAGAGCGGCAGGATCAGCTGGGCCGAACCCTTGGTAGGCGGGCAATCCATGCGCCGGAAGAGCTTGTCGACGCCCGTCTCGGTGATGCCCAGCTTGCGGGCAATCGCTGCATTGCTGAGGCCCTGTGCGCGATAGTGCCGGGCGCGCAGTTCGCGCGCAAGAGGGATGCGCAGCGTTGCTGATGTATAGGACTGCGCGAGCCGTTCGGCCTTGTCCTGGCCGAGCAGCTCGGCGAGCTCATGGCCCGGCCGCACCTTGGCGGGCACATGAAGCCGCGTGCCTCCGAACCGTTCGGCCAGAGCGACAAATGCCGCCTCACCCAACAGGCCGATCAGTTCGGAGGAGAGATGCTCTTGCATCAGCGAACCGCGAGCGGAGCCTGTTGAGCGTGCAACGGCAGGCCACAACCGGCGCATTCGGCTGTGATGCGGCCGATATGCCAGGCCGACCCGCCGCAGGCGGGGCAGCGCGCGGGCTGATCGAGCACGTGGTTTCCCAACGGCGCGCGGCTGAGGGCGATGGCGATCGCGGGTGGGCGCTTGTCGCTGCCGGAGGCGACAGAGAGCCTCATTTTCACACGGGCAAGTCGTTCCGCGATTCCTGCGATACTGACGTGATGGGAAGCGCTGGGGGTCATGCTGCGGCTCCTTTCATTGGTTGATGTTCGCGGAGCATCCGGCCCAGCTCGCTGGCCGCGCGCGTCAGGTGCTCGACATCGAACTCGCGGAATTCCTCTTCGCCGAAGAGGCGGAACATCGCGTCCTTCAGCGACCATTGCGCAGGCACGTGGCCGATTTCGACCAGCCTCGCGAGGATCGCCCGGCACAGATCGCGCTTCAGCACTGCGATGCTGCCGCTCGCCTTCCAGCCATGGCGTAGCGCCATCGCCTTCAGCGCCTCGATCAGCCGGTCGGATTGCGACTGGTCGGCCCATTGCAGCGCAGTGCAGCCCAGCTGGCGCTTGGCGAAGGCTTCCAGCGCCTCCTCGGATGCGTTCTCGATCGCGCCGAGCTGCCACAGGCTGATCCAGAGCGCGCGAGCCTTGCGGGCAACGGGATGGTCGGCGGGGCGGCGGGTGGCGCTGCCCTTGCCGTACTTGCGCCTGGTCGGCGGAAGCGCCTTCCAGCCGAGCCCTTCCATCGCCTTCAGCGCGCGATCGAGCCCGGCAATATCCGCCTCGGCAGCCGACATGACACCGGCGCTGCGCTGGAGCAGCGCGCGGTAATCATCCTCGGCCATGGCCAGCTGGTTCTTGGCGACATGGAGCTTGCCGATCATGGAGCGGCGCTGCGCGCTGGCATTCGAGGCGGCGGTCATGGCTTGGCCTCGATCAGCTGCCGGACGAGCTTCTGCCAGTCGCCCACGGTTTCGCAGGAAGCGCCCTCGTCATCGGTGATCGCGATGTCGAACTCGTCCTCCATCGCCAGCGCCAGCTCGATCTGGTCGATCGCGTCGGCGAGTAGATCATCCGCAAGGTGCGTTTCAGGCGACAGGCCGTCGCCCTCGATGGTGATCGACAGGTGCTTGGCGATGATACACGCGACGCGCTCCTCGGTCGGCAGCGCATCAGCGGCCGTTTGCTTGGCGGCGCTCATGCTGCAATCTGCCGGGTCGAGAGCTGCGCCCAGCAATCGCGAATGTGGCCCGCCGTCGGGGTCACGCCTTCGCTGCCTGCCATCATGAAGGCGAGTTCGAGCGTCAGCGTTGCGCCGCGCAGACCACCCGGCTTTTGGCAGATCTGGCGAACGGCGCGGCGCTGGTCTTCCTGCTCCAGGCCCCAGGCGTCGCACAGCGCATCGGCATCGCCCTGCAGGGGGAGCGGGCGGATCATGCGCAGGCCGATGCGGCTGTAGAGCTGCGCGAAATCGGCGCTGCGGCTTCCACCTTCCAGCCGCGACAGCACCTTGATGTTGCCGAGCAGCACGATTCCGATGCCAGTATCGTCATGCAGGGCGCGCAGCTCGTCGAGCGACGTCGATTTCAGGTGCTGCGCCTCGTCGATCGCGAGCAGCCCACCAGTGCGTGCCAGCTTTTCCACGATGCGCGCGGAGAGCTGATTCGGCGGGCCAGTGACTTCCTTTTCGCCGATCGCCTTCAGCACGGCCTGCAGCATGGGCGCGATGCTCGATGTGCTCGGCTTCATCGTGGCAACCCAGACGTTGGCGAACTTCGACTGATAGTCCCTGAGCGACGTGGTCTTGCCCAGGCCAGCGCCCGTCGCGATGACGGCCATGCGGCCGCGCTGCGCGTAGGACAGGATGGACTGGATCTCGCGGGCCGTCGGCCCGGCGAAGAACGCCGGCGGATTGGGCGTCGCGACAGACAGGGCCGACTGGCTGGCCAGCGACTGGCGATAGCGCGCGACCTCTTCGGCAACGCCGCTTTCATCGCCGCCATAGCCACGCGTCGAGCCGAACTGGCTGAGCGTGCCAGCTGATCGCCCGATGCGCTTGGCGATCTCGGTCCAGCTCATGCCGGTTGCCGACTTATGATCGATCAGCCAGGCGCGCTGCTCCTCGATGTCGACGGTGCTGGTCGGGGTGCTAATCGCGGTGATGCTCATGGTTCGCTCCTTCGGGGTAAAAAGTCGGGGTCATTCGTCGACCAGGCGCAGCTGGGAAAACCGGTCGAGAAACTGATCGTGAGAGGTCGCTGGGGCATCGTTGGCGGACGCCTCAGGCACTGGCGCTGCGATCGCCATGGCGGCGGCAGTCTGGCCACGTACGCGCACGGGGCGGATGATCGCCGCGTCCGGAAGGTCATCCACAGGGCCGAAGGCAGGCAGGCGGGCCGCCGCCTCGCTGGGAGACAAACGCCGCTCTAGGTCAGTCAGGCGACGCGTGGTCTTGCGATGCTCGGCCTCAAGCCGTGCGCGATCGCGCGCGGCGTCGACATCAAGGAAGCCGGTCTGCTCGATCAGCGGCGCGCTGACCAGGAATCGTCCAGCGCGGTCATAAACGTGCACCGGGAGAGTGAGATCGTCCGGATCGAACCGCACGATGACCTTGGCACCGGCGATTTGCATCAGCTCCTGCGCCCAATAGCGGTTGCCGAACAGGGTGATCGCGCCGGATTCGCGGTGCGTCCCAACCTGTTCGCCAGCAAGCAGTGCTAGGCGCAGCTGCTCGCGCGTTGCGCGGCCGACCGGCGCATGGACATAGCTGTCGGCGAAAGCCTGGTCGAAACTGCGCCCGGCCGACCCTTGAGCACGCCTGCCCGGGCGAGCGTTGTGCGCCGCGATCTCGTCCTTCACCAGGGCGATGAAGGTGTGATGATCGACCGCCTTGCTCTGGTAGCTGTCGGGCTTGGCATCGGGGCGGTTGCCGCTCCATGCGCCATCGCATGCCGGATGACGGGCGATATCGTCGCACATGTCGCGGAAGGCGCGCTCGATCGGCTTCGACTGGCCGCGATAAGGCAGCGTCCAGTGGATGTTCACACCAAGCAGGGTCAGCAGGCCGAGCGGTTCATCGTCGCGAATCTTGAAGCGGAAACGGGTCTTTGAGCCGCCGGTGACCCATTTGGAAGCAAAGCCGCGGCCGTTGTCCATGACGCAGGCCTTGGGGATGCCATAGTCGCGCATGACGTCCGCCAGTGCGAGGCGGGTGAGATGGGCGGACTCAGTCACGCCGATGCGCCAGCCCAGTATCTTGCGCGAGAAGACGTCCTGGATCGCGACCATGACCGGGCGGATCGGCTTGTCGATCCCGGGCCAGCGGACCCAGACGTCGAACTTGTGGCCGTCCATGGTGATCAGTGCGAGCGCGTGCAGGTCTGCGACCGAGCGTGACTGCGGCGGTAGCATCCGCCGAAGTGCCTCTTTGCCCTCTCGCGTGGCGACAACGACGCGTCGATCGAGATCTCGCTCAAGCCTGCGGCGCAGGGTGACCTTGTGCGGCAGTTCGATGTTCTCGGCCGCTGCGTAGCGTTCCAGACGCCTGAAGCACGAGGCAAAGCTGGGCTTCGAGTCGCGCAGCCAGTCGGCGCGAATATAGTCCCAGGCGCGCGGGTCGATCTCTGCGCGCTTGCCTCCGCCGGTGCGACGAGGCGCGAGGGCGACGGGCCAATCCTCGCGGGCAATGCCCTTGATCAGCCCCAGCCAGCCCCAGATCGTCGCTGGCGAGACCTTGTGCGTGACGCAGGCGGCGGCAATGGCGTCCGATCGGGTGAGGCCTGCGCCTTCGAACGTCTCCACGGCCGTCAGGATTTCCGCGCGCTTCAGCGCCTCGGCACGGACCTTCTCGCTCTGCTGCTCAAGCCAATGCCATCCGGACTCGCTGGAGCGGAGCGCAGGCTGCGCGCCGTCGTTGGCCGCGCTGGGGCCGGTGGCGATCGCGCCGCGCCGGATAAGCTCGATTCGGGCAGCAGCAGGCAGCAGCTCGACATGATATTCGATGCCACCGCCACGACCCTGACGCTGGCGGGCCAGCGGCGTACCATCGGGGCCGATGCGCTGTGCCCAGCCTTCGGACTCGGCGCGCTCGTCCAGCCGCCGGCGATCTGCAGGCAGGCCCGGCAGCGCCATTGCTGCCAGCTCCGTCAAATTGAACCAGGCGCGCGCATTAGGCATCGGGCTGCTGACCCTCCACCGGGCGCGACCAGCGCGAGCAAGCCGGGGCGTGGACCCGGATGTCGGTTGCCGTTCCGCTCGTCCATTTCACGAGGGCGCATTTGGGATAGCTCTTGCGGCCGCCCATCTTGCGCCGGATGTGGCGGCAGGTTTTGCAGGTTTCGCCCTGCGGGCCGGTGCCTGGGGTCGCGGCATAGCCGCCCTTGCGCTTGCGCTTGCCGCTGACTGACCGGATGCTGGGCTTGTCCTTCAGCGGCAGGTCGAGTGCCAGCTGGATCTTGGGATCAACCGGCATCAGGCCTGCTCCCCCATGCCGAGCGAGCGGGCATGTTCGATCACATGCTCTGCCAGCATCGTGTCGCGCTTGCCGCTGACACGGTAGCGGCGGACCATGGCGCTGCGATCGGTGCAGTCGACCAAGATGCAACGCGCCTTCAGGAATCGGATCGCGGCATCGAGCAGCTCGCGACGCTCGGCGATCGGATCACGGCGCAGGATCGGCGCTGGCTTGCGCGGGTTGCGCGGCCCAGCGATCGGGCGGGCCTGAACGGGTGCGATGGGTGCGGTCGCCGGGCGCAGATCGAGCTGGCCTGCGATCTTGCGGATCATCGCCAGCCGATCGGCCTTCAGCTCGGGCGCTGCGGCGTCTCGCTTTGCATCCGTGCGAGCAGCTCGGGTGGCAGCTCCTGGTCGAGCCGGTCGAGAAGCTCCGCTAACCTGACCGTCGACCCGATCTCGCGCTGTAGCTGCTCGAGCGTCTTCGGACCGGGTTGCGAAAGCCCCGTCATCCGGGCTGCGAGTCCGGCGTTCTTCGGTGTCAGCGGCGGCATCGGCAGGCTCCTCGACAGCTGCAGGTAGGGATGGCGCGGTCGGCTCGGGATCGCGAAGAGCCGACCGCGCCCCGTCGTCACAGCCACGAGGGGGTTCAGACTGTGGGACGGATGGGGTGATGAACCTGAGTTGGGGCACAGGTGGAAAAGGAGGGAGAGGACCAGCTCCGAGAGAGTCGATAGCCTTGATCAGCTGATCGCGGTGTTCGACGAGCACCGACTGGTCAGGACGCGTGGCAAGGTCGATGCCGATTATTGTCGAGGTGGTATCGCAATCGGGCCGCATGCAGGCGGGCACGTCGCGCGGATCGAGCGGGGTCGCCGAGGCAAAAGCGGCGAATTCATCGACGATAAAGAAGCCGCTGCGGCCCCGGATTTCCGTCTCCGCCGGTGCAGGCTCGCCTGATGTGCAATCGGGTCGCAGGCTGGCAGGAACGTCGGCGGGATGGACCGGGCCGCTCCCCTTGACCTGATCGGCGAGCTTGATCCGCTCCAGCGGCAGATAGGCCGTGTCGGTGCCCGCATGGATTATGCCGAGGAGCGCGCGGACGGTGTCCGGGGTGATGCCCTTCGCGCGGCGGATGTTGGGCTGCGGACGGCGCGTCATGCCATGCGCTCCTTCGCGATCCGAAGCGTTGCATTGCGATTCCAGGCCTGCAGGACCCCCTGATCGCGGGACCATGTGCAGCTGGCCGAAACGCCGGCGCAGCGGATGAAATAGGCTCCGCCTTTCAGCCCATAGGTCGCGCCGTGCAGCGTCTGCATGTCCGAGATGATGTCGATCGCTGGCCGCGCAGTGCGCGTGCCATCCGACACGAGATCGGCGACGGCTTGCAGGCGTTCGAGGGCAGCAGGCTTCATCGTCAGTTCCTCATCATCCAGGGGGCGTTAAAGTCTTCGTGAGGGGCGCTGCAGGGTGGCTCGGTCGGCGTGGGCAGCGTCGCCTGGACGATCGTGCGCTGGGTCTGCTGCATGCGCTGGCTGGCGAGCTCGCGCGCGTCGCGCCGCCGCATCTGCCGGGCCTCGCGCAGCGTGATCTTGTGCGCGACGGCCAACTCGAATTCGCGGCGATGGTTACGCCACTTTTCTGCCTGACTGGTCATGGGCAAACCTCCCTGTACTGGGCGATCTTGATGTTCACGATGTCGAGAAGGATGAGTTCGCAGCCCGTGGGCAGGCGGCTGCCCTTGTCCCCGTTGCAGCGCTTGTGGGCGAGCAGGAGATTGCCCTCGTTGCCGCCCCCGCGCGACAGCGGCAGCACGTGATCGAGCGACGTGCCCTTGGTGCCATAGAGCTTCTTGCCGCAGATGCTGCACAGGCCCGCCTGGGCGCAGTGCAGCAGCCCGCGACGGTGGCGCGCGACGCGCGATTTTATCCGCGCGCCCATCAGCGGCGCTCCGGCTTGCGCTTGGGGGTCTTGGGGCGCGGCTCGATCCAGATCGTGCGGGTTTCACCAGGCTCGGTCTCGGCAAAGCGCTCCCAGACCACCCACATGAAATCGACCTTGCCGTGGCGGAAGGCGTTGTCGCCCAGCGCCTCGACGACGTCGCCCGGCGGCATCGAGGGCCGCTCCGACAGGATCAGGATGAAGCGCGGCGGATGCTCGTTGAACAGCTTGTGCCGCCCTTCGCTCGCCAGCCATTTAACGGGCAGCAGCGCCGCGATCGTGTTAGCCTTCAGCTCGATCGCCTTGCGAATGAACTTCTCGGCCAGGCCTTTGACCTTGCGACCTCCCTGCACCGAATAGGGCGGATTGAAGACGATCGACTTGTTCTCGCGCGCGTCGAGCAGGCTGGCCTGATTGCCGAGAAAGTCATGCTCGAACAGGAAGAGTGGATCGCTGGTGCGCGCCTCGATGTCCGACCCCGCAACTGCAAAGCCCAGATTGATGAAGGGGCGCAAGGTGTTGCCCATGCCGCAGCATGGGTCCCAGATCAGGTCATCGCCGAACCATTTCTCATAACTGCCGCAGAGCGGTCCGTGCAGCGTCTCGATCAGCTTCTCGGCGCACCAGGACTCGTCGACATACCAGTCCCAGGGGTGGCGCGTCGCGGCGCTGGAGAGCTCGCCCGCGCTCATGCCCGCACCTGTTGGATTGCGGCGAGCAGCGCGGCCGATCCGGCGCGAATGCCGCCCTCCTCAACTCGCTGATCGCGCCGCCCGTCGAAATAGGTGACGATGCGCTCGACATTGCCCTTGGTGATGTCGGTCTGGGCGGCGATCTGCTGCATCGACAGGCCGCTGTCCCATAGGTCCATGACAAGGCTTTCCTGGCGGGTCAGCGTCATGCGCGGAACTCCTGCACCTTGCCGGGATGCTCGCGCTGGATCGCCCGGCGCAGCAGCTCTGTCCCCCTGACGATTCCGGCCTCGAAACCGCCATCGCCGAGCGAGTATTTCTTGGTGATCGTCGTGACCGCGCCCCGCTTCAGGCGCAGCCGCAAGGCAATCCTGCCGATGGTCAGACCCTCGTCATACAGGTCCATGACAAGCTTTTCTCGGGGCGTCATCATCGGGCGTTCCCCAGCAAAGAGGGTCCGGACGCAGCATTGACACCATGGTGCAGGTTGACCGTGTCGCCCTGCTGATGACCGCGCAGCCAGTCGTTATAGGCTGCCTGACCCTGGACCTTCGCCTTGCGCGCATCGACGGGAACGAGGCCGGGATGCTGGGCGACGATGTATTGCTCGATCGCGGGGTCATCGGCGCGCTTTGGCGCGAGCTCGCGCATCTTGTTGTGGACCGCATTGGCCCAGCCCTGGGCGAAGATATCAGCCCGAGCGCGCTTGCGCCCGAGCTTCACACGCTTGAGGCGCGTAGCGATGTACTCGGCCCGTGCGGTCTTGAGCTGCCGGAACAGCATTGCATAGGCATAGGTCGCGATGGCAGCGGTCGGGCCGTGGCCGACGAAAGTGCGATCGCCGACCGCGTCGAGGAACGACACGGTGCCCAGGGCGCGGTTGACGGCTGCATTCAGGTGCAACTCCCACAGCGGGGGGCGCACGGTGCGCGTCGATCGGGCGGTGGCTTCCTCGATCTCGGCCATGGCGAGATCGGCTTCGCTGAGGCCGTGCGCCTCCATGAGTATTGAGGCCTTCGCCAGAGCAGCGGCGGCTTCGTGCTCGTTCGCCGATTTGGCGAGACGCAGGCACTTCTGGATTTTCTTGAGCAGCTTGGGATCGATCATCGCGCGACCTCCCAGCCAAGGGTCTGCCGTGCGGCCTTGATCCAGGCGGGCAGCAGTTGCTCCTGGCCCTCCTCGTGCTTCACCACGCCGGTCACTCCGGCCATGCGAAGGCTGAGGCCGATCTCACCAGAGCGGATGCCGGCATCCAGCCACAGCTGGACGTCATGCAGCACGCTGATCCACGGCAGGTTCCGCAGCAGGCCTTCGACATAGCCAACCGCCCAGCAGAGGCGTTCGCGTTCGACGTGGGTCATGCGCCCCTCCAGCGGTCAAGGACGCGGGTTTGCTGGCAAGAGGGATGCTTCCTGATCGAGCTGGCGATGGCCCTCGCGCCGAGGCGCGTGTCGCTCCAGCCGATCGTCGCCCATTCGCCTTCGCGCGGATAACCGAGCGCCTCGACCTGCCAGCGCTGGCCCTTGTCGCCGATGCGGGATGCCGGAAGCGTCAT